GGCGTGACGGTCGTTACACTCGGCGTGGCATCCGTATTGAGCGCAATGACCCGTGATGCGTCCGGCGTCCTCACGCGGATCGCATAGGATTTACCGCTCTCCATCGTAACCGGCTGTTCCAACTCAATGGCCGTAATATTAGCCCCGTCATCGGTGACCCCTTTGATCCGTCCCCACGAAAGCCCCCATTTGGGAACATCATGAGTGACCCGAATCAGATCCCCGCGCGTACACACAATGTTCTCGACATCGCACTTGAGACTAAACTGCTCCGGCCTTAGCCGGGTCTCCGCCAGTCGGTATCGACCAAGTTTGTGCGCCATATCCGGCGTGATAGCACCCCAAACCTCCATGCGCTCAAACTCGGTCGCTATATCGGTGCCATCTGCGCCGTCATTGCTATAGCCGTCGTCGTAGACTATACTTTCCGACTGCTGATACCCCGATTCTCGGTCAACAAACTGGACTTTTAGCGCGTGTGGGATGTCTTTGAATGCCCGGACACCTGAGAATCCCCACGAGTTGGCCGGGGTAAAGTGCTGCACCGGAGTTGTAAGTTCGTGATCGTAGACAACGGTGTACTTTCCGTCTACGACATCAACGCTACCACGCCCCGTGCCGGCAATGCGGTTGAGGAGGTTGTGCATGGTCGCCGAATCAGCCTCATACGACCGGCACTCATACCCTTCCGATTCACAGTGCTGGTACCACTCCTCCAGCTTCGGCCAATCAATACGGTCATCGGGTATCTCGCGGGGGCTCCCTGCACCTTTTATGGCGTATAGGAACACCGCCGCCGGATTCGTGCTATGCTGGTCGGGCGTCCACGCGCCCGGGCCGCTACCAGATCCGGAATATACACGGATCCGCGCCTTGGCGATGCAGTTGATGTTGTCGACGGTTCCAGATAGCTGCTCCCCAGCCTTCACGCGCAGCTCAATGCGGGTCATGTTGTTACGAACAAATGCGCTTACCGGCTCGTCGCCGGTTACACTTCGCAAGCTGCCCCATGAGACGGAGTCTGATATCTTTGTATCATCATCGCGGTCATTAGTGGTCCGCTGAAGCCTGACGTCGTATTGGCCCCTGGATACCGTTACCCGCGCAACCTTGCGCAACGCATCCGGCGAGGAGCCCGTTACACTCCAACTCTTTCCAGTGTGCCATGTAGATGTTCCGACCTCACGGTATTCAAATAGGACGTCTACCGTAACACTTTGCTTGTTGCCCTCATCATCGTAGCGAACTAATCCACGCGGGAATGCGATGTCAACGATGATCTCATCGGTACCCGGCGCTGTGGTCCGGGTAAGTGGTCCACCGTCTTTTGTAAGATCAAGCCCAACTTGCTCCTCAGTGACTTCATTCTTATACAAGCTGCCGGCATCACCCGGCTGCAGAACGTTGTACTCTACATCCCCACCGAACGAACTAATGTCGGTCTCGCCTATTTTGATCTCAGAGACATCAAGCGGGCCATACCCCAGCACGAACAACTGGCGGGCATATTGGTCATTTCCGACAACCTCACTATACGGCGACGCTGCAAGGAACGGCGTAACAAGATGTTCTCCAAGGACCGTAGGGATAGGGCCCCACGGGTTCGCCTTATTACGTGATCCCCGCAGCCCTTGCAATCCTTCACCCTGCTCACGAGACTGCTGAGGGGTGTTGTCTGCAAACCAGCCGTTCGCTTGCTTCAGGCCGCCCCATACCATACCGGCGCCGGCAGACATCATTCCGACGCCGATAGCTAAGCCAATACCAGTCCAGCCGGTTACCGCACTAACAAGAAAGCCTGCCGCAAGCAGGAATGCGCCGGCCCCGGCGCTCTGTTTTCCAGCTTCCCTTTGACCTTCAGTAACATCATTCCCGCCACCCATGGGTACGACATTAACAACAATGTGCGCACCATCAGCCAGCGGCTCATCCCAATGGTCGCGGGATACCGGGGCGCCATCGTGCAGCACACGGATAAAATCATGACCCAGCACGGGACCCGCCGCACCGATGCATTCTTGTATGGTGGCGTAATCGCCGTAGAACTCGCTGCGCGCAATCTTAAATGGGTGCGGCGATGCGGTTACCCTAACCGACACGGTAGTACCCCTCTATACGGCTGCATATCCGTGGTGAACCTCGCCGCTCTATTGCCGACGCCGTTCCGTGCAGCGTGTGCAAGATGTGGTCGTTATCTACCAACACCCCAACATGCACCGGGGCGCCGCGAAACCGCATGACGGCAATGTCCCCAGCGCGTGGATCTTCTACTTTCCGCGCGTTCACGCCGGTTGCCGTCTCGACGATGAGAGATGCTATGCGCCCCGAGTCGGCAATGGAGTCATAATCGTCCGTCAGCGACGGGAGCTCTATGCCGTGTTGCTCAAAAAGGAACATCCGCACCAGCCCCCAACAATCGGCGCCGTTGCGCTCTCTTCCCCCCGCCTTAAATGGGATGCCGATATACTCACGCATCAGAACAACCCCGGAAAGTTGAATGGGTCGAATTGATCCGCTGGATATTCCAGCGTCAAGAAGTCCTCATAGACGAGATCGCCTTCTATCTGCATCTCGTCATAGCTCACTCTTTCCAGCTTAAACTCCGCCGGGCCGAGCTCCACTGTATCTGGGCTTGATGCAAGCACGATCTTTAGCGTGATGGTCGGGCGGGACGTAACCGATCGGATAGTGTCGGTGAGCCGCCGGTCGACATTGTCGATAGTAATGGATGCACGCGGCGTCCCGTCTTCTCCGCTTGCGGGTAGGTTGATGTCAAACGCCACCGGATCATACGTGTTTCCGTTGTGTGTTATGGGCTCTGTGTTGCGCACAAACCGTAATGGGCCGGCAAGCGTCTCGTGGTCGATCTCAACCAATACCAGGAACACCTGCTCAGTCTGCGGGGCGAGCACCGCTTCAAGCGCCGTCTGCGACAATTGCCTCATGGCAGGATCTCCAATTCAAGCCCTGCAGACCACAGGTCCGCTTCTTCATGCTGGATCTGTGGCGGCTTCTTCCAGTGGAGTTGGACGGTATTCCCGCTCCGTGGATGCACCCATTCAAACGGGAGGGACCCGTTAACACAGGTGTCCTCGTAGAAGGACCGAAGCGTCCCGACCTGCGAAGAGGAGAGCGCTGAAATCGAGGCAGTAACCGGCTCCACGCCCTTCGTTACGCGAGGGCGACGCTTCGGGCGACCATCCTCCATCTCCGTGCGCAGCAGCACATCCGGCGGCTGTTCGGTAAAGCCCTGGTCTACTCTTTGTGGCAAGGAAGCTGGCCATTGCAACATTATCTTGTCACCTTCTGTCCTTTCGGGCTGAGGCCATACCTTGACCGCATGACATCATCCATCTTCCCCTCTGCCATGCCCTTCTTGGCGGCCCCTTGAATGAGCACCTCGATCTGCCTGCCTCCATTCGCATCACGGGCCTCGGTGGTGGTTGCCTGCGCTCCAGACTGATTGATGACGTTGACTGTTACGCCGCCCGCCCCGTTGGCCTGAATGTTGCCGGAAGAGTTGGGTACGAATAACTCCGGGCCGCGCTCACCAACGATGTAAGGAGTTCCACCCGACACCGGCCCGCCATTGGCGCGCCCTTCCGGATCTTTTGAGTCGGCGATTCCCGCGCCAATCTCTGCGCCGATAGAGCCAAGCAAAAGCGGCAGTCCGACCTGCCAATTCCCGGCCTGAATGAGCGCGTGGCCCGCAGACCTCATAAGCGCTGGCAATGAGTCCATGATGGCGTCGCCGAGGGCCAGGAACGCGTTGCCGAAATCGTCTACAGCTATCGCCCCCTCCCCCATCTTCTCGCCCAGTAGTCGAGCCTGTTCCGCCGCCGCCGAGAGAGCGGTGTCTGAAAGGCTTCGCAGCGCATCTTGCTTTGCCCTGTCTATAGCTATGGACTTTTGCAGCTCCTCCGCTTGATCCTGCACGGCCTCGCTTGCCCCCATTTGGCGCAGCTCATAACGGGCCAATTCGGCGTTAGTCATTCCAAGCTGTTCTTGTTCTTCCCTTAATCGGGCGATGTAATCACTAATCGCTTGTGAACGCTCTCGGTACTGCGACAATTCCTGTGCCGCGCCCCTGCGTTGATCTTCGTTATACACATCCGGCATTACTGCGCCGAAATCATTTGATGCGCCGGACGTAAGTGCATCAAGTTGCGCCCGAAGCTCGGGCAGGACCTCATCAACAATCTTGTTTAGTTCGTCGTCCCCTCTCTGTCCTCGCCGACCATTAAACCCAATCTCAACAAGCGTTTCTGCGTATTTTTCGGCCGAGGCAATCATGCGTTCAAGCTGCTCTTCCTGGTCGATCAGCCCGAGGTCCGCCATGGTCTCTGTTACCAGCTGGCTGTCTTGGAACGCCTCCGTTGCGCTGTTGCGAGACTCTATGACGCTCTGTATGCGCTGACGCTGCCGATCCAGCTCTTCATTTATCTCTTTCTCTGCATCAAGTCGCGTCTCTGCGCCGTCCTGAATGAGCCCCTGCACATAGCTCTGCTGATCTAACTGGTCGACCTGCATCTGATATTGTCCGACAACTTCAAACGCCCATTCATACCGCTGTCGTTCCATTTGCAGCATGTCTTCGGCGCTCTGTAGTCCCGCAGACTCCGTTTGCCGCAACTGATCATCCTGGATCTGAGCAATCTCCCTGCGGCGATCGGCAAGCTCTCGTTCTTTATCCTGGATCTGCTGAACCAACTCTAATGCCTGCTCATACTGTTCACGGTTGATTACGTCCGCTTCTCCCGATCTTGCATCACGGTTTGCCTTTGCCGTTTCCAGGATCTCATTGACCTTGGACGCAAACTCAGATGCGAGTTCAAGCGCCCGGCCAAGCGCGTTCTTCAGTGGCTCAAATATGGTTGCGCCCAGTATTTTGA